CATGTCTGGGCTGTTCTACATATTTATACAATGTCAATGCGACATATTGTCGCACCCCCCTGCGGGGGGCTACTATATCTTGTGTCCTCGCTTCGCTCGGCATACTATATCTTGTGTCAATGCGACATATTGTCGCAGCCCCCTGCGGGGGCACAAGGTCTAGTGTCCTCGCTCCGCTCGGCATACTACATATGGTATATAAAAAGTTATCCACAGTTATTTTATTATGTGCTTGACATATCTTATATTATCCCATATAATTAAGACATAATAAAAGAAAGGAAATAACATGACTATAAAAACTGATATAAAAGAAACTATTAAAACTGATGATCTAGTAAAAGATGATGAGTTAACATTTGCTAAAGCAAGTTTATTCGCAACTTATAAAAGCCAAGAGGACTTGCAAGATTACTTCTCCAAGTTTAATGGTAATGATTATACTTTAGTACAGTTAGGAAGTAACCTCACTTGGAATTGGTTTGCCCATATTCTTAAGGGCTACGATATTACTAAGAAAACTTCTCACACCCCCGAGGAAGTAGATGCGATGTCTGACACGGAAGACGATTACTATTAAATAATTAATCGTGCGCCGTTAATCACGGCGCACTGACACACTTCTTACACCCCCTTCGGGGGGTGTTTTTTTTGGCGTGTCAATAGGACATATTGTCGCACCCCCTTCGGGGGTACTACATCTTGTGCCCCCTGCGGGGGTTAACCTACTACATATAGTGGCTGTGGATAACTCGCCCCCCTTCGGGGGTACTACATCTAGTATGCTAAAATCTTGGACCTACTACATCTAGAGCCGCCCCCCCTTCGGGGGGGCACCCCTAAATAGTATGTCGGAGTCCCATCAGTTCCGCTACCGACACTGTTCCCCAGATACACACACCCCTAAAATTATACGAACTAAAACATTGATTATCCCATAAAAAAAATATATAAAAAAATTTAAAATGATTAATCAAAGTGAAGCAGCGCTTCAAGAACAATTAATTAAGGAACATCTAAAAAGTTTAGATGCTGCTGAAAAAAATTTCATACCTTTTGTAAGGCACGTTTGGCCAGAGTTTATCTCCGGATATCATCACAAAAAAATTGCAAAAAAATTTGAGGATATAAAGGAAGGTAAGATCAAGCGTTTGATTGTAAACATGCCACCTAGGCACACAAAATCAGAGTTTGCATCCTTCTTGTTTCCATCGTGGCTCGTGGGCAATAATCCAAAATTAAAAATAATTCAAACAACACACAATACAGAACTTGCCGTGAGATTCGGTCGTAAGATGAAACATCTAATCGACAGTCAAATATATCAACAAGTCTTTGATCAAGTAGCAATATCCGCGGACAGTAAAGCGGCTGGACGTTGGGAAACAAACAAGGGCGGCGAGTACTTCGCAGCGGGCGTTGGTTCAAGTATCACGGGCCGTGGTGCAGACTTATTGATTATTGATGACCCTCACAGTGAGCAAGATGCTTTAAGCGAGACAGCATTTGATAATGCGTATGAATGGTACACATCGGGACCAAGACAACGTCTACAGCCCGGCGGCGCTATCGTTATTGTTATGACAAGATGGGGCGTAAAAGATTTAACAGGCAGATTAATAGATGCCCAAGCAAAAGAACCTAAAGCCGATCAGTGGGAAGTGATAGAATTTCCAGCGATACTTCCAAGTCAAAAACCTATTTGGCCAGAGTACTGGGACATTGATTCACTGACCGCGACCCGTGCTTCGTTGACCGAGCAGAAATGGCAAGCACAGTGGCAACAGAATCCAACGGCGGAGGAAGGCTCTATACTGAAGCGCGAATGGTGGAAAAAGTGGGAAGAAGAAGATATCCCCGATTTGATCCACGTTATACAATCCTATGATACAGCGTTCAGTAAAAAAGAAACTGCCGATTTTAGTGCCATTACAACGTGGGGTGTATTTAGTCACCCGCAACGAGGCAATCCGCAGATAATATTATTAGATGCAGAAAAAGGAAGATGGGAGTTTACAGAGCTCAAAAAACGTGCTATGGAAAAATACAAGTACTGGGAACCGGAAACAGTAATCGTAGAAGCAAAAGCTTCTGGACTTCCGTTGACAGATGAGTTAAGGTCTGCAGGAATACCTGTTGTGAACTTTACACCAAGTCGAGGAAACGATAAACATGTAAGGGTAAACTCAGTAGCTCCTATGTTTGAATCGGGCCAAGTATGGTGTCCGGATGAACGATGGGCGCAGGACGTTATAGAGGAGTGTGCAGCTTTCCCTTTTGGCGATCATGATGACTACGTGGATTCAACTACGCAAGCTCTCATGCGATACCGCCAAGGCAACTTTGTTCAACTTCCCGATGACTACCACGACGAACCACGGATCACGGAACCAAGGGAGTATTACTAATGGGCAACTTAAACAAAGCAGAAATGAAAGCTTTAAAAAAAACACAACCAAATCTTGAAAAAGAATTACGTCCTTTAAAAAAAGGAGAAACATTTTATTATGATGAAGATACCGGAAAATTTTCAATAAGAAAAATAGAAAAGAAAAAAGATATTGACAGAACAGAAGAATACATGGATTTTAAATCTGGTAAAAAAGATGAAGGATACAAAGTAATGGAAGCCGCTAAAGGCGGAGAAGTAAAAGGCTACCACAAAGGTGGACCAGTTCACAAGAAAAAAAATACAATGGCAACAACCAAAGGTTGGGGCATATCAAGAAAAACATAATGAGTTTCCAGTCGGCCTCAAACGCACACACCTCTGACTGGGTTAGTCGCATGGCGGTGAAAGCCGCCACCGCGATGGAAAAGTAAATATGGGTATATTTGATAAAACACCTTCAATAAGATTAGATACTGAAGCTTTTAATAAAGGTTTAAAAGAACTTAATCTTACAAACACTCAATTTAACCGTAAGCTAACAAAATTAGGAGTTAGTTTAGGTGATCCCTTTAGTAAAACTAATTATTTAAATAAACTTCTTAGAGACGCGGGTAAACCCGAATTACAATACAAAAATGTAATAAGTAAAAATCGTCCTAGATTAACTACCAAAGGAACATTAGAAGTAGGAATGGGCGGCGTGGAACCCGGGAAAAAAGGTGCTCCAAATAATGCAAAAATATGGAATGATGGAACAAAAATACAAAAAGTAGCAGAGAAAAAATTTAAAAACGTAACAGATCAACGAAAATACTTTGTTGATACAATTAAAAAACTTTACAAAAATGTTCCTAAAAAACAAATTTTAAATTTATTTAAAAACGTTGTAAAAGGAATTAAGACTGCAAGTCCAATAGGAGTAATGTCAGAACTAGCAATGGATATGATAGAAAAAAATCCAGAGCTAATGAATATATTACCTACAAATCAAAATACACAACCAATGACATTTAATAAAGGAGGAATAATGAATATTGATTATATGACAAGACCACTTGGTATGCAAGAAGGTGGTGATCCAATACAAGAACGCATGGCAATGTTAAGAGAATCAATGAGAGATGATGAAAATCAAAGCATGCGCGCACCAGATATTACATCTGTTGCTTTACAAATAGCTAAACAACAAGGTGATTCATCAGAAGATAATATTAATTTGATAATTAATCAATTACAGGCTTTAATGCCTTCTTTAAAAAAAACCATGCAAAAAGAATTAACTCCAATGTCCACTCAAGGATTAAAATATCTTTTTGATAAAATGAATGTAATGACAGGTATAAGTTCTGATCCTCAATTAAATAGAAATGTAGGATTTGGAAGAGTAGAATAATGGCTATAGAAAAAAATAATCCAGAACTTATTGATCTAGAAATAGAACAAGGCTCGGAGCAAGAAATAACATCTCCTATGATGGACGGTGATGCGATGATGATGGAAGACGGATCAGCAATCGTGAACCCTGCAGAAGATGTGTCAGAAGAAGGTGCTTTTAATGCAAACCTCGCAGAACTTATTCCAAGTGATGAATTATCAGCTTTAGCTAATGAATTAGTTAGTGACTACGAATATGATAAAGATGCTAGAGGCGATTGGCTTAAAACATATACCGAAGGACTAGACCTATTAGGATTTAAATACGAAGTAAGATCAAAACCTTTTGCTGGTGCAACAGGAGTAACACACCCATTACTAGCAGAAACAGTTACACAATTTCAAGCGCAAGCTTATAAAGAGTTACTACCTCCCGAAGGACCTATTCGTACACAAATAGTAGGTGATATAACACCAGAGGTTGAAGAGCAATCACAACGTGTTAAAGAATTTATGAACTATCAAATTAGTTATGAAATGGAAGAATACGATCAAGAACTTGATCAAATGTTATTTCATTTACCACTAGCAGGTAGTGCCTTTAAAAAAGTTTATTATGACGCTGTAAAAGGTAGAGCGGTTTCTAAATTTGTTCCAGCAGAAGATGTGGTTATGCCATATGTTTCAACGGACATGGAATCTTGTGAACGTGTTACACATGTTGTTAAGACAATGGGTAACGAGTTACGTAAAAAACAAGTAAGCGGAATGTACCGCGATATTGAAGTATCAATGTCACAAGCAGATAAAAATGAAGCTGGAGAAAAGTATGATGAATTAGATGGTATTACTGCTACACAAAATGCAGAGGACATAGTACTTCTAGAGTTTCATTGCGATTTGGACATACCGGGATTCGAAGATAAGAACTCGCAAACAGGAGAACCTACTGGTATAAAACTACCTTATGTTGTTACTGTTGACGAAGGTTCCGGAGAAGTTTTATCTATATATAGGAATTACAATGAAACAGATCCCCTTCGTAAAAAGATACAATACTTTGTTCACTATAAGTTTTTACCCGGCCTTGGCTTTTATGGTTTTGGTCTTATCCACATGCTCGGAGGTCTCTCAAGAACTGCGAC